CCTCCTGATCTCAAGCTCTGATCAGATTACAGAAATGATCGAGCAGATGGAAAAAGAAACAGATACAATCAGGCAAGAGGCGTTAAAAATGTCTTGGTACATGCGAGGTGGCGTTAGCTATGCCCAGGCCTTGCACCTTAGCACAGCCGAGCGTAAATCATTGAATGACCTAATCAAAGACAATTTAGAGACCACTAAAAAGTCGGGCCTCCCGTTTTTCTGAAAATATGTTAGACCTAGATACCGTAAAATATCACATAGGACTCTGGATAGAGACTTTTGTGGAAGTCCCCCATCCTGCCCTAGGCGGTTGGCCCCCTTGTCCGTATGCTCGCAAGGCCAGGCTAGATCAGGACTTTACAGTTAGGGTAGGAGTTAATCCCTACTTTGACCTTCTTAATGTTGCCAGAGACGGACTAAGTGGCAAAAGTGTGTTAATACTTGCATACAATCCCGACGAATTCTTTTATTCACAATTTACTAGCGACATTAAAGCTGCTAACGAAGAAGCATTGCTACAAAACGATTTGCTGGCTTTAGAGGATCATCCTGGGGATCAAGAAATTGTTAACGGTGTTAGCATGAATCAAGGCACGTATGCACTGGCACTTGTACAGAGCCTAACGGACCTAAATGAAAAAGCCCAACTTGTTGCCAAGCAGGGCTTTTATGATACTTGGCCCGAAGATTACTTACAGGCTTTGTTCAAACACCGTAAAGATCCGCGGGCAACTTAATTTTACTATCACGTTTGCACAGCCAAACATATTGATCTACATCTTGGGACCAAACATCACCGTTCCACCACTCAAAGCCCTGTATCTCTGCCTTGTAAATTGAACTTTTTTCGTATCCTGGGCCTAAATAAACATACTCGTACTCTTGTTGTTTAGCCCAAGCAATTTCATGTTCTAGACTACGTGACCCTAGGCGAGAGGCCGGTAAACTATAATCCCATACAAACAAACACGTTTCAATAGCCTGTGGTGAATAATGGCGCAGTTTGGCCCATGCTACAAAAATGTCATCATGGTAGTAGGCAATAAAACGATCACCGCTTAGACGTTGCCCTACTTCAAAATATTTTTTAAATTTTTTATAATAGCAATAGCTAGTATAGATATGATCCATTTCTGTAAACTGACTAGCAGTAGGATTTACTAATTCGCAAGCAGTATCCAATATAGTGTAATTGGTGTTAGCAACTGCTACTCTTGTGCTACGACTTTGATACCAGCGTATTTGATTATTTCGTATGGTTTGTAAAAAACCCATTTCTAAAGCTGCATTGTGTTCTATCAATTCAACATCAATGAGCTCGCAACGGAAATGAAAAAACTCGCCTTGCTCTTGTTGGCCAAAATTATGATCAAACTTTATTTTCATATAATTATATATGTATATTATTACTCAAGGATAAAATAATGGATCTCTACACTATATGGGCAAACAAAGAAGGCGACATTTCGGACTTAGATTGGGTCAACGGCATGAAAAGTTTCTTTGAACAGTTAATTAGTGAGGGCAAAATGGAAACCTACAGAATTACTCGTTGTAAGATGGGCTTCCGTAGTATCGCCGACATGCCCGAATGGATGATTCTAATGGAATTTAAAGACATGGCGCAGATGGACAGTGCCTTTAAGAGGGTTGCTCCGTTAGAAGGAGAACTAGAAGTCAAACACAAAAGTTTCAATCAGTTTGTTAGTGGAGATATACAACATGCCTTGTTTAGAGATTGGCCCGATACGTTCTAGATGAAAAAGTTTGTAAAACTAGACATTTGTATGATTTTCTTAGCGTATGTACAAAAAGATTTTGCTTTGTTTAGTTTTGTAAGATTTTGTTAGCGGTAATAAAAGATTAGCTACGCTAATCTATGTCTTTCGTTACACTCAGACATGATTGTTTTTCTTACGCATTATCCAGATTATGTGGTCACAATTCACCGTGTCACGGTGAATTGACCTTGACACATTATCCGAGTGACAGCAGTCATTTATTATAAAGAGATTGTATTTCTACGCAGAGGCGGTTGACCGGTACCCCTTACTCTAGCTTCACAAATCAACGGAACCCTAGTGACCCGACAATAAATCCAAGTCCTATAAGCATGAGTCGTATCTTTTTCAACGGAGCCCAAACCATTTGTTGCCTTAAGTTAGCAATTGCCTTTCGCACACAAGATTATCCGGACCGGGTATTTCACCGTTCCTCCTTGCAAGTCTAGCTACCTAGACCAAACATAGCGGATTAATGCCTTACTGTTGATTTTCTAAAAATGTTTTTACTTGATGGAAGTAATGCTGGTTGCTTTGGGTGCCTGGATGCATCTTATCAAAATTTAAATCTGTTTTATTTTTAAGGAATGAATCATATAAATTGATCCAATTAGTAGCATCAATACCGCCGGCTAACTCATAGTCGGCATGCATTATGTTATAAAGTTTAAAAATGTCTTCGTCGTTGCGTGATTCAATATTCAGTATTTCTTTTTTAGTAAATGATGTAAATTGTTCTGGCATGGCTCCGGGTAATCTAACAAAGTAATCTTGGTCCCACGGGCATAGTCCGTTAATAAAAAATAATTTAATATTAAATTCTTTAGCCAATTTTTGTAAAATATTAGAATATTCTACAACCTTGACAATTTCGTGATGCAGATGATGCAATACTAATAATCTGTCTAATAAATCATCTAAATATTTTCTAGTCCACTTATCCCCACGATTTAAATTGACATCAAATTTAGATCGGGCAGTTGGTGATAGTTGTTCAGTAGTAGGCCAAAGTTCAAATCCAACACTAAAATTATATCTTGGCATGCCGGTCCATTGACAAAAAAGCATACTAATATCAAACCGAGACTCTGCAATTGCTCGTGTTACAATTGTAAATATTTCTGAATTAGATGCACCGCCCTTTCCTAAATTTACAAGTTCTAAATTTTTTAACTGATCAATTTGATCACAACACAAATTGACCCATAAATTTGGAGAATTTTTACATTGTTCAACAACCCCGAGTTCGTCCCACCCACTTCCGGCAGTAAACGAACATCCAGCAAAAATTACTTTACTCATTATCATTTTTTCTTTTAATTATATGACTACCATGTACACGTACTTGTATGTGCCCGTTGTAGTAATCATCTGTTTCTAATACACGTCTTGAGAATTGTTCGCGAGCTTCTATGTAACTACATTCGGATTTAGACCTACAGTAGTATAATATTTCGCGAGTAAAGTTGCCTGGTCCTAGTTGTTCTATGTCTTTTGTTAATTCCGGACTTGATCCGTAGTATAGTTGCCAGTCTGAATCGATTTTGCTTCTGATTTTCTTGCGTTTTTTGTTGCCGTTTTTAAGTTTTATTGTTTTATATGTTGTCTTACTAAATTTTGCTAATTTTTTTCCAATGTATTTCCTACCGGTTAAGTTATTTGTAATCAAATATACAAAACCAACGCACTCTTCGGGCAAAACATCGATTTGTTTGTTTTCGTAAAGCCATACCATGGACTAGTAGTTATCATACCGCAAGCTCGCTTGTTAAAAAAGTGTCTGCCTGTTTTAAAGTTTTAAAAATTGGCACATTTTTAATTAAGGTATTTTTTAAAAAATATTCTTTTATTAATATATTGTCAAAACTATCCAACTTGATGTTTGACTTACCAGCGATAACTGCTTTAGAATTATACCCTATTGCGTCTTTTAAATTTGTATGTACTGTAAAACAATATTGTTGAATCTCTCCCTGGGCCGATAACCATCTATGTACATTATCATATACTGTTGACTGATCACTAATTAACAAATGGATATCAGACAGATCGGCAAGATATAATTTCTCCAAAGAAATAGCAACATCAAATACATCTTCTACTGAAGTGCGAAGTCTAGTCCCAAATCTAAGTTGTTCTTTTAACACAAATTCTCCGAAGACGTTATTATTTTTTAAATATTGATGAACAGGTTGATTATAAATTTTACCAAGATACGAATCGGTCTGCGCAACTTTTTTACACCAATTTTTTAAAACTATAGGAAACATATTTTCTGGATATGTTATTCCAACTGAAACACTGTTAGAAAAATATTTTTGTAAAACAGAAATTTGATCAACCCTATGGGTCGGAATCACAAATTGAGTAATGTTTTCTGCCTTGATAATATCAGCCAATGTACAACAATCTTCATGAGACCATTCTTTAAAATACCACAAGTTTGATTCAAACAACTCTTTAAATGATAAATCTAAGGTAGGACTAATTCTTCCTGAGTCGGTAAAATTAAAATTGGTTACAACACCACGATACTGATTGTCGGACAGCAACAAACTTTGAATAAAATCTCCCCCACTACCGGGCTCCCAATACAGAATTATTATATTAAACATAATCTATACAAAAAAAATAATCACCATATCCTGGGTTTGTTTTACCTAATAAATTTAAAAATTTTGTTAACTTCAATCTGTTTGAATTTGTAAACCAAGTTGAAATTAATGTGTTAACTGATATCTCTACACGGTTATAAATTATAAATTTATGTTCTAAACTTACAATAATTTTTCCGCCTGGTTTCAAAAATTGATTGGCGAGATTTTCTATCCATACATTGGTTTGATCAACGGTTAAATTAATAAATTCGATATTATTAATTAACACCAAATTGTCATATTTGTCTCTGGGAGATAAATCAATCATACCTTGATATATTTCTCCTAAGCAGTTATAACATAAAGTTGATCCAGGTATTAAATTCCTTAATACAAACTGATCCTCTAGAACCAAAATTTTCTTTTGATTTTTTTGATTGTGTCTCATAACCGCCCACCGGCTAAGGTAATGGCTTTTTAACCTTCTAATTTGAAGTTTTGTCATGTCGTTTTAAAACCATTGTAGTTACAGGATGGACAAAATTACCTAGTTGTCCGTGATCATCTAACCGAATAGAGGAACTAACTAATTCAAATTGATCCTTAATTAAATTATAACAGTGGTCGACTAACAGTGAGTCATAATCTTGTGTAGGACTAATATCTAGATCTATGTCAGAATAAATGTAAAACTTGTTTATAGCCAGATAAAAATAGTGTGTAACGGATTGACTGGCTATAATAATTTTTTTATCTAGTTCTGCTAACGAGCAATACCCGTCGTTAATGACTAATGCTGTGGTTAAATTATTGGATATTATGGTACAAAAATCTTGATATTGCGGCAACTGGTTTTTGTTATGCAACTTAGACAAAAATAAACTTTTACACGAAGCAACCGGAACGCGGTTAACAAGATCTACTATCATGCTATTTCACTATCTGTGTTATAGCTTGTAAAGCCGTTTTCTTTAACAACCTTAAGGATATTTTCTACACGACCAGCCAGCTCGTCTCTATGACTTACTAGCCAAATACTCTTGTGTCGTTCACGGCTCATTTGCTTTAACAATGCCAATGCCGATTCAACGCCCTGTGTATCTAGGCCGTTGTCAATCATTTCGTCAATGAATAATACATTAATTGGTTGATATAAACTCTCAAATACATCTCGGAATGCCCAGCTCATACTTAAAATTAGTCTGTTACGTTCACCGCGACTCAGGTTATCAAAGTCTAACTCTCTACCCAATTCTTCAATACTAACACTCAGGTCATTTTGAAACACTACAGTATGTGGCAAGCCAATACGATCCAAGTAGTGTGTTAGGCGAGCATTCAGATAGCTGAGGTTTTGTTCAATAATCTTTTTTCGGATAAAACTGTCTTTGCTGGTGAGTAGCTTGAGTAAGAATTCTTGGTGTTCTTGTAAACGACTAAGTCCATTAAGTGTATCATAATTAACCTCCTGCAAGGCCTGATTCTGCATGTCCTCAATCTGTTCAATATACGGATCAACTTCTGCTGTCTTGGTAACCAACTGTATTTCTAAGTTTGATAAATTAGCACGATGTTGAATTGCTTGCTCTTCTTTGTCGTAAAATGTTTTGGGAGGCTTACCTAGCGTCCCCAAGGCTTCGACGGCAGTCTCCAACTCTGATAAGAGTTGTGTGTGTTCCTGGCTTGCTGTTCTAGCTGTTGCCAAATCTTCCTGTTTACCCGCCAGTACCTGTTCGTGCTTTTGATCGTGAAAGGCCTGGCCGCATGTATGGCATGTATGATCGATGAGAGAAGTAATTTCCTTCTCCAGCTTGACCACGGCCTTTGTCTCTCGGTCCTTATCAAGTTTTGCCCGACTAATTGCGCTCGATAGTTCGTTGATATCTTTCCTGCGCTGATCCCAAGCCTCGTGCGCCTTATGCGCCTCAATTTCAGATTCAATGTTGATCTCTTTGAGGCTTGCCAGCGCAGTCTCAAATTTTGTTTTCTCTTCTTCATGTTTAGTTGTCCACATGCCTTGTCTGCGTTTCAGTGCGTCGATTTGTTCCTCAATACGCTTGTTAGCCTCCTGCACCGCACGAATACGAAATTCTTCTTGAGTAATTCCATCTTTAGTAGCACGATTTTGTTCTTTAATCTTGTCAGCACGTTCTGATAACAAAGTAATACCAAGCAACTGCTCAATAATAGTTCGCTGATCGTTGGCTTTTAAACTTAAGAAAGGTTCTGTGTACGTGTTTAACGCCATAATATGCTTAAACATATCGTGGCTAAGTCCTAGCGTATGTTCAATAGCATCTTGTGTTTCTCTACTGTCACCTTGTGCCTCGTCTGTAATTTCTTGCTCTTGATTGTTTACAAAGAATCTTAACAAGTTAGGTTTACGACCACGTTCAATTCGATAATCTTTATCACCAACACTAAAATCCAAACTGACTAACATATTTTTATTGTTAGTCTTGTTGACTAAGTTATCCTTACGGATATTACTAAGTGCTTGTCCATATAGACTATAGCTAAGAGCATTGATAATCGTAGTCTTGCCTGTGCCATTGCGACTTCCATCACCACCTAGGTCTAAATTTTCACCTAAAACCAGCGTAAGGTCTTTACGATCAAATCCAATCGCTTGTGTGCTGTTACCTACACTCATAAAGTTTTTAACGGTTAGATTTTTTATATGGATCATAGATTAGGTGCCCGAGTTTCTAAATATTGTAACACATCTTTTGTAGATGTAAAGTAGGTTAGGTTATGAAATGGCATCTCTTTTTTGTAAATATTTTCTAACTGGCCATTAATATAACTTTCTTGAAACAGTGTCAACGAAGGAATGCGTTGTGGTTGACCTCGTTGGATAGCCGATATAATATTATCGCACTGCACCTTATGACCAATATATGGTATTAAAGTTAGAAATTTTTTGTGTAGCATTTCGAGATTACTATCGAATTTAAAAGGTATTTCTATAAAATTTTGCAATTTTTTTAAAGTATCAACAAACAAATTATAATTATAAAATGCTTTAAATTTAAATATAAACACCGGCATTGTATAGTGCATTTGTTGTTGTTTTTTCCAATA